GCACCTCCATTTCGTGAGTGCAATTTTGAAATTCATTTTGGAAAAGGAATCGTTGAACATGAACAAGTCTTTGATGAGCTTCGTAAGCATGGTCCTGAGATAATTGACGAAAAAGAAATTTGTGTTAAAGGCACAAGCGCTTGGAAAACCCTAAATGTAACAGATGTAAAGACCGGCAAAGCTTTAGTCGAAAAGAAGTTTTATAAGAATGATTTCGGTGAAGTGTGGCGAGATCCCGAATATAAGAAGTACGTCGATTGTTTGTTAGAAGCATGTATGATTCGAAAGATGACAAATGCAGATGACGCGGTTCTTGATACTGAGTCTTATGAGGAAGTCCGCGCAGCCGCTATGGAAATTAATTTAGATGATTTGCCTGACTTAAATGAATAAGCCGATCTTAATAATCGATGGGCTGAATTGTTTTTATAGACACTTTGTCGCAAATCCCTCTATGGGAGAAAATGGAAATCCTATAGGTGGAATTGTTGGTTTTTTGAAAGGGATCCAGCTTCTTTCTGAAAGATATACTCCTGAAAATGTTATAGTAGTTTGGGAGGGTGGGGGTTCTCCACGACGTCGATCTATTGATCCGTCCTACAAGGGCGGCCGCCGACCAGAGAAATTAAATCGGTTTTATTCAGGTGATTTACCTAATACAGTATCAAATAGAAATGAACAAATCGTTCAGCTCGTTAGCCTATTACGAAATGCAAATGTACCACAAGTTTATATGTCGGATTGTGAAGCTGATGATGTTATAGCAAGACTAGTGAACGTTGTTTTTAGCGAGAAAAGCTGCATTATAATTTCTACAGATAAAGATTTTTTCCAATTGATCAATGACAGAATTTCTGTTTGGTCCCCCGGTAGTAAGAGAGAATGGACTACTACAAAAGTTATTGATGAATTTAATATTCATCCTGAAAATTTTTGTTTGGCAAGATGTTTTGTTGGTGACGGATCAGACGGGTTAAAAGGTGTCCCTGGAGCTGGGTTTAGAAGTCTTACAAAGCGCTTCGATGAGTTGAAAGAACCAGAAAGTCTGGCCGTCGACGACATACTTACAAAATGTAGAAAACTTCGAAAACAAAAGAGCTTGAAGCTTTATGATAGCATCATCAATCACGAAGCTACGATTCGTAGAAATTGGAAACTCATGTATTTAGGACACGGGAACCTATCCGGTACCCAGGCACAAAAAATAGACGGTATCCTCGAATTACAAGATGCAAAGAGGGACAAGCTCGAATTTATTCGCTCTTTAATGAAGCTTGGAATTCGTAATTTTGATTACGATAAATTATTTATGACACTACGTGCACTAGGATGAGGTGACAATGGGCGCTGTTAGCCACAATATACTAAACGAAATCCCAGGAGGGCAATTTCGGCAATATAACAAGTCTTTCCAGGAGAAAATTCTTCAAGGACTTTTGACCGATAGTCAATGGGCTACTCAGATGGTCGAGGTGATGAGACCTGATTTTTTTGAATTACGGTACCTTGAATATCTTTGTGAAAAATATTTCAAGTATTTTCTGCAATATCGGTGTTTCCCAACTCAGGGATTATTGATTAGCATTATCAAAGATTCTTTGAGCGAAGATGGTGATGTTTTATTGCGCGATCAGATTGTAAGTTATCTTATTCGAGCAAAAGAGAATCCTCATCCAGGTGACATAGTCTATGTTAAAGAGAAGTCTTTAGACTTTTGCAAAAGGCAGGCTTTCAAGGAAGCTTTAGAGAAGTCTGTAGAGTTAATAGCTGGTGATAATTTTGAATCGGTAATCTCTCTTATGAAGAACGCTGTTTCTATTGGTCTAGCAAACACTGTAGGTCATGATTTTTTTGAAGATATGGAAGCAAGATTCGTAATCGCTAATCGTTGCGTTTGCCCAACCGGAATTCCTGAGTTGGATGCAAAAGATATCTTGGGCGGAGGTCTTGGACGCGGAGAGATTGGTGTCGTGACTGCAAATACCGGTGTTGGGAAGTCTCACTATCTTGTCCAGATGGGAGCCAACGCAATGCGAGTGGGAAAGAATGTTTTGCATTATACGTTCGAACTAACGGAGCAGGCTGTGGGTATTCGCTATGACTCAAATCTTTGTGGGATTTCATCGTCTGATGTGGTGGAGAATAAAGAACAAGTAAAGAAGTTCTACGAGGGAAGCAGCGATCTTGGTAGATTGATCATCAAGGAATATCCGACAGGAGCAGCCTCAGTTACGACGATTAGAAACCACATCGAAAAGCTAGCACTTCGTGGGTTCAAGCCAAGCGTGTTAATAATCGATTATGCAGACATTATGCGGTCAACGAGGTCATATGACTCTTTACGCCATGAGTTGAAATTAATTTATGAAGAATTAAGAAACCTTGCGATGGAAATTAGAATTCCAATTTGGACTGCGTCACAAGCAAATAGGGATTCCGCAAATTCTGACATTGTTGGGCTTGAGAACATGGCAGAAGCGTATGGAAAGGCGATGGTTGCAGATCTTGTTGTGTCAATTTCCAGAAAAGCTACGGAAAAAGCAACAGGAGCTGGTAGACTTTATATCGCAAAAAACAGAGCGGGTAAGGACGGGATTGTTTTTCCTATTCACATCGACACTGCATGTTCTACTATTAAAATACTTGACGAAGACATGGTAACTTTATCGACGGCGCGAAAAGACGAAGAAAAAGAGACGAAGGCGTTAATAAGAAAAAAATGGAATGAGTTAAGAAGCGTATAGGCGTGGAGATGTAATGAAGTATGATTATCAGGAAGCGTATAATGAATCGCTAGAATATTTTTCTGGGGATGAATTAGCTGCGAATGTAGTCACGACAAAATATCTCTTAACTGATAAGCATGGCGACTATTTAGAAAAATCACCTGAGGAAATGCACAAACGGATTGCATCCGAGCTCGCTCGTATAGAGCAAAAATATCCCAACCCAATGTCGTATGATGAAATTTTTGGGATGCTTGATCGCTTTAAGTACATAGTTCCCCAAGGTTCACCTATGTCTGGGATAGGAAATCATGAGAGAGTGCAAAGTTTGTCAAATTGTTTTGTCATTCCTGCACCTGAAGATAGCTATGGTGGAATTCTGAAGGCAGATCAAGAGCTGGTACAGATTGCTAAACGACGAGGTGGGGTTGGATTTGATCTAAGTACCATCAGACCGAAGGGACTCTCTACAGCAAACGCAGCGCGCACGACAGACGGAATTGAAGTTTTTATGGATAGGTTCTCTAATTCATGTAGAGAGGTTGCCCAAGGCGGAAGACGCGGCGCGCTGATGCTTACTATATCTGTTCATCATCCACAGATCAGCGACTTCATAAAGATTAAGCAGAATTTGAAAAGGGTGACTGGCGCAAATATATCTGTTCGCGTTTCAGATGAGTTTATGGAAGCGGTTCGAAACAATCAGAGCGTTGAGCTTCGCTGGCCTGTGGACTCCAGCAACCCAGAAATTACTGAGTCTGTTTTTGCTCCGGATATCTGGCATGAAATTATTGAGGGTGCTCATGCATCCGCTGAGCCAGGTGTTTTGTTTTGGGATACAGCTAAAAAATTTACACCAACTGATATTTACGCCGACGAAGGTTTTGCATCAGTTTCTACAAACCCCTGTGGCGAAATTATTCTTTCTCCATATGATAGTTGCCGATTGATGCTTCTTAATTTAACAAGCTTCGTTGATTCACCATGGAAGCCTAAAAGAGCGTTTAACTTCAAGAAATTCGCAGAAGTTACGTACAAGGCTCAGCGTCTTATGGACAATATGATTGATCTAGAATCGAGCAGGTTGATAAGATTATATGCAAAATTGAAAATGATCCTGAATCGCAGGAAACGAAAGCTATCGAACTACAGCTGTGGACTAAAATAAAAGAGCAAGCTTTACGTGGCCGACGTACTGGTCTTGGTATAACTGGATTGGGCGATACGCTCGCAATGTTAAACATCCAGTATGGATCTGATGAAAGTATTGAATTAACAGAAGAAATATACAAGGCTCTTGCAGTGAATGCATATCGGTCATCGATTGTGATGGCAAAAGAGCGAGGAGCGTTCAAAGTTTTTGATGCAGCTAAAGAGGAGGGTCACCCTTTCCTTGAAAGGATTTGGGACGAAGACCCTAAACTAAAAGTAATGAACCAAAAGTATGGTCGCAGAAACATTGCTTTGACCACGACGGCACCAGCTGGTTCAGTTTCTGTATTAACTCAAACGACGTCTGGTATCGAACCTGCATATATGCTTCACTACACTCGTAGAAAAAAGTTGACCGGTCAAGACGAAGAAGCCCGCGTAGATTTTGTAGATGAAAGCGGAGATAAGTGGCAAGAATATACAGTCTATCATCATGGTTTTAAGAAGTGGATTGAACAGTCGATGTTTCAAAATGATAATGAACCAGCAGAAATGGTAGACTTAAGTCCGTATAAATGCTCAACAGCAACGGAAATTGATTGGATCGCAAAAGTAAAAATGCAGGCAGCTGCCCAAAAGTGGGTGTGTCATGCAATTTCTAATACGACGAACCTACCAAACGATGCTGATATTGAGACAGTTAAACAAGTTTATATGGCCGGCTGGGATAGCGGGTGTAAAGGTATAACCGTTTATAGAGACGGTAGCAGAACCGGCGTTTTGGTTTCAAATGAAAAGAAAGAATCTGATCCCAGAGAGTGCGGAGAAATAATCACGCATACCGCCCCCAGACGCCCTGAGGAAATGGAGTGTGATATTCATCAAGCTAATATTAAGGGTGAAGCATGGACTATTCTAATCGGTCTTATGAAAGGGAAGCCTTACGAAGTTATTGGTGGATTATCGGAATACGTCGAGATCCCCCGAAAATATCAATCAGGAAGAATCCGTCGACGTTCTCGAAAATCCGTTAATTCAAAGTATGACTTGATAGTAGGTACAAACGGTGACGAATTTGTGATTAAAGATATCGTTCGAGTATTCGATAATCCTAACCACTCTGCTTTCACTCGAACAATCTCTCTTGCATTACGTCATGGTGTTCCGGTACAATACATGGTAGAGCAATTACAAAAAGATAAAGATGCTGACTTATTTAGTTTTGCGAAGGTGACAGCTCGTTGTCTTAAGAAGTATATCGCTGATGGAACAAGAGCAAGTAACGGAGTTTTCGATACAACATGCTGTGATAATCCAAATATTATTTATCAAGAAGGATGCGCGACTTGTGTGAATTGTGGAATGGCGAAGTGTGGATGATAAGATAAGATGGCATATTCACAAAAAACTATAGATCATTTTGAAAATCCACGGAACATGGGATCGTTAGAAAAAACAGATCCAACTGTAGGAACTGGAATTGTGGGCGCGCCCGCATGCGGTGATGTGATGAAGCTTCAATTAAAGATCACCGCCTCAGGAGTAATCGAGGACGCGAAATTTAAGACATTCGGTTGCGGATCGGCGATCGCATCAAGTTCTCTGATCACTGAATGGGTTAAGGGGAAAACACTTGAAGAAGCTGAAGTTATTAAAAATTCTGAAATAGCAGAAGAGCTTTCCCTTCCACCTGTAAAGATTCATTGTTCTGTTTTAGCAGAAGAC